ACCTGATCATCGATATTGCAGGGGTCTACTTCCCTCTGCGCTCGCTGCAGTATGCTGCTAACCACAACATCACAGACGAGCATGGGACAGGCACACATGACCCGGTGGCCCTGACCAGCCAGGAGCACACCTATACGGGCACTTTCACCTATGCCAGCTTCCTGGTGACAGGCGAAAATGTGCTCACCCAGAAGGACGTGCTCACCCTCACCCATCTCCTGCAGGATCAGGCAGACGAAGGAGTTTCCAAGTACTTCGATATCTATATCATCGAGGTCCAGGGGAAGCGCACTCCCGGAACGGGCACGACCTTCGAGGAGCAGGTAGAGGCTGCCCTGCAGAACGAGAGCATGGTGGGGTACATCGAGGCCCTTGTTGATTGTAAGGTTACCAAGGTCAACCGAGACATACCTGAGAAGAACACCGTCGTATCTTCGAGGGAATTTAAGTATTCATATAAAATTCCGAGATAGGGCAGACCACCCTAACTTTTTTGGCTTTGATGCGCAACGGCTACGCAACCGTCTCCAAAGCGGTTTCCAGTGGGTTCGACTCCTACCAAGGCCATTATGTCAAATTATCTAACCAGAAAGAAAACACTAATGGGGGCCAAGTACGAGATCGAGGTGCCTGTATCGCAGTATGATGCCGTCGTCAGGGTCCACGCGGTCCCTGATATGGAGCTGGCTAGGATCGAAGCCAGGGTGGGCTACAAGCTGGAGGATGCCATAGCAGCTCTGTCCAACCAGAATCTCACAGAAGCGGATATCAAGGCCATCCAGGAGAACAAAGCCAGCCCGGATATAATCAAGAAAGGGTCCAACGCCCTATCACCCCAGCTAACTCTGTTCCTGGGTGAGTTGTGCAAGGCAGGGATCGTTCCGGATCCGGACTGCAAATGCAAAGGGAAAGGCTGCGATGATTGCGACATAGGCCCGCTGGTCGAGGAACTACATGGGTTCGCAGTCTTGCAAATCGGCATGGCCATCATAGGAGCCTCCACAGCTGCCTGGAAGGACGTAGAGGATTTTTTCTCAGCCCAGAAGGAGCCGTCTGGAGCAGGATCGTCTGCTTAGGTCCTGGTCTCGGGCCGGTCGATCAGCTGACTTCAGCTCAGATCATGTTCATGGGCCTGGCCGGGATGGAAGATGCCCAGGTCAAGGCAGGTAACGGACTGGTGAAAAGGCAGGAGGCTCAAGATATGCAGACTATGTCCACCGCAGACTATTTCGCGGCTAAGAAGGCGAGCATGGCAGGAACGAAAGAGTTTGCGGCTATGCAAGAGAAAAGGCAGAAACAGGCGGGCTTGAGGAAGATATTGGACGGCAAAGTCCGCAAGCTCGTGGCTGAGGATATGCGGTATCGCTGAACTGGTGGCGAAATGACTGAAAGAACATCGACGATCAAGGTTGACATAATCGGTGGTGCTGCCGCCAAGGCAATGCTATCTGATATAGTGCAACAGCGGAACGAGCTGTTAAAGCAATCGAAGATCAGGCTTAACATCGATGCAGGAGGCGTATCTCAGGCCCAGAGGGCGATGGCTCAGACCAGGGCCAATGCCTTATCTTTGACCAAGGACATGTCCGTCCTGGGCGATGCCGTCACATCAAAAGCCGTAGCTCCGATGGCCCAGTATTCTGCTATGCTGGGGGCCGTGCTGCTGGTCACTCGGAAGATGGGGCCTGGGTTAGTCTCTGCTCTACAGAAGAGTAACGTAGAGTTCAACAGGCAGCGAGATCTCATGAGGTTCTGGGGGACATCCGGCTATCTGAGCATTGGGATTGACCATTTCAAGTCGAACCTCGCTGGATTCGTCTCGACCTCAGGAAGCGGGTTCACCAAGTGGCTGCAGAATACCTCGGTGGCACTATCACAGTACCGGACGGCTCTTGCCGCTTCGGCTGCCGTGATGGTGGGAATGGCAACTGCTGCCGCCCTGTCCAGCAAGAGCACTCAGAACTACATCCAGTCTACGCTCGACAGCAGGCTGATGCAGAGAAAGCTCTCTGATCGAGCTGGTGCGGAGAAGTGGATCCAGTCCGCAGAAGGCACGGACTGGTCAGCCGGCAGAGAGTCCAGGATGAGCACCTTCCAGACCATCCTCTCCAAGAATCCTTACATGGGGCAGATGGAGGCCCAAAAAGGTACTGAAGACCTGGAAAAGTTCTTCTTTGCTAACCAGGAGATGCTGAAGAAGAAGGGCTTTGAGTCCGTGGAGGCCCTGGCATCGGCCATGTCTGCGCCTACCATGTCCGGCGAGGATGCCCTGAAGTTTGAGGACATATTCGGCCTGGGGTTCCAGAATCTCACTCCCATGGCTAGGCTGGGTAGGGTCTCGACAGAAGCCGGAAAGCTCGATATGGCCGGGGAGGTGGGAGCGAGACCCGAGGAGATCCTCACAAAGAGGTTCACCGCTACCACCAGGGCGATGGGCGATGCTGTATTACCTCCTCTCCTGGCAATCATGAACATGTTTGTCAAGCTCTCGGATATCGTGGGAAAGATCCCCGGGCTGGGCGGTGCGCTCGGGTGGGCTGCGGTGCTCGCCGGGATAGCTGCTGCTGGCCTGACGGTTATCTCTGTGCTGGCTGGCTTGATCGGCCCACTGGGCATGGTGATAGGGCTGATCAAAGGCGCTCATCTGGCTACAGTGGCTTTTACTGCTGCACAATGGCTGCTCAATGTTGCCTTGACAGCTAACCCGATCGGCGTGGCTGTGGTAGCCATAGTAGCCCTTATCGGCGTGCTCTACTTGTTAGAGAAGCGGTTCGGCGTGGTCACCAAAGCCTGGAATGCTCTGAAGGCCGGCATGTCGTCTCTAGGCGGAGCCTTCAAGGACGCGGGGGGAATGGGCGTCCTGAAGATAGCGGTAGACACTTTGGTGGCCAGCAACCCAATGCTCAAGATACTGCTCTTCCAGGTTGATTTTCTGAAGAAGATCTGGTTGGGCGGTGAGACGCTAAACAAGATCATGGGTGGAGCCATGACCATCTGGCAACAGATAGGGCAGTTCTTTAGCTGGCTGCAGAACGGCTTAAATGGCATCTTGGCAGCGCTGGCAGGCATCAAAGATTCGATAGTGCAGAAGATAGGCGGAGCAATGGATAAGCTCGGCTTGGGCGCTACCACCACCGAATCAGGAAGTCTCGCACCGACCGCCGCAAACAAAGAGAAAGTAATAGGTGAACTCAAGGCGAAGAAGTTCGATAACGGTAAAAAGGTCTTCGATTTTAGCGATGAGCTGTGGGAGATGATTGCTGAAGAAGCACTTACAGGCGAACCACAGCAATACCCCAACATGGCAGAACCCGACAAATTGGCCCGCGCCAGGAATGCCGCGAAACAGTATGTCAACAATCCCAACGCCTACCCAGGCGCAATAACCGCAGTAGCTGCCGGTCTCATAGATAACCCCACGGGCCCATTGCCTACCAAAGAAGAAAAGAAAGCATGGAGTAAGGGGGAATGGACGGGTGGAGGCGGCGGGGAGATGAAGAACGGGATTTGGGTCCCTGCGATGGCCTCCGGCGGAACCATCACAGGATCCGGCTCTATCATAGGCCACGCAGGAGAAGAAGTATCTCCCGCTTCGGCTGTAGTGGGTGCAAAGACAACACTTGAGCGCATGTCTGAAGCCGCAGCAGGTGGCCGGGGGGGCTCTATCACCGTTGGCGGCACGACCATCAATATTAATGTGGACAGGATGGACTCTGATATCGACCTGGAGAGGGCGCTGGCAAAAGCAGGAGATGAGTTCGACCGGCTACTGATGTTCAGGCTCCGGAATCCGTTAGACTCCGGAAGCTTGCGAGGAATAGGGTATTTGAGGGGATGATCCGCCTCATCGTTGCTCAATCCATTTCTTAAGATCGGCGTCCTCGGTATAGTTTATAGCGGACGACATCGGGTACTGCAGGATCGTATCATACTCAGATCCAATCAGAGTTATCTCGACGGTATCGATGCCCAGGCAGCCGGGTGTTTGTCTTGCGGCATCGTAGATAATCTCCTTAGCAGCGAAGGGATCAGAAAGGCCCGCTGTCGAGGGCTCGACCTTGATTTCCAGAGTGTCCTTGTAGCAAAGAGAATCCACCGACTTGAACGCGCCGGTCTGCATCATCGAATTGTCCAGCCGGACAGCAAACTCCGCTGGATCAACGCAATTGTTTTCGCCTGGAATGAGAGCAACAAGCACAACCAAACCGATAATGGCGGCGGTAATATAGACAAGAAGCTTCTGGTTCATGATATTAAACAGACACTCAACATATAAATCCTTTTACTAGGAGTTGATCTTCATCAGCATTTCAGAGATTGTCAGATCCATTGGAATTAATGGAAGCGTATCGGAGGGAGCTATCGCCGTCGTCTCGATGGCAGACACCGCCTTCCATGTCGAAATCCACGGTATCGAGCTGGGAGTGCGCGACCTGAACGACCCAGACACCTCTCAGCCCAACCCCCTGGAGATCCGCTATACCCAGGAGTTCGAGGTGGTGATTCACAAGACCGTTGGGCAGAAGCCTATCACCCAGTGCACCATCCCGGACGGCCTATGGAATATCATAGTAAAGTTCAACACTCTGAAGGGCAGCAACGGCGGCCTGAGCGAGGTACTCACCAAGATCCGCGATCTCCCAGCAGGACCTAAAAAGTTCTTTTCGGCACTGTTTCCGGGGAAGGATAAAAGCGGTGGACTCTGCACGTACATTTTGAAAAAGGAGATTACCCAAGTTAAGGGCAGCTCCGACTGGTACCACTCATGCGAAATTACACTCATCGAGGCTAATGGGGGAGATTAGTTTCGCTACACACCCAAAAAGTATATAACCTACTACCGCTTACTACATACTATGACTGATGGGATTGAGCTGAAGTGCAAACGCTGTGAGCATGCGTGGAAATACAAAGGCAAATCCAAGTATTATGCCACCTGCCCACAGTGCTTGAACAAGGTTCGAGTTCCAGAGGTCGAAAAAAATGTGAGGTGAGACACCGATTGCAACCGCAGGACCTCGGAAGTTCTATTCTGCTCTATTCGACTCGTCTCAATGCCACACACAGCGAAACACCGATTGCAACCAGAGCCCACCATCAAACAGCGCTGTATAGAGCTTCCTGTCTCAATGCCACACACAGCGAAACACCGATTGCAACAGTAAGGAGCCTATCAAAGCGATCCCTAGGAAGAGACCGTCTCAATGCCACACATAGCGAAACACCGATTGCAACGAGTCTCGGGGTGATCTGGAACTTGCATTAAAGGCGGGTCTCAATGCCACACATAGCGAAACACCGATTGCAACGTGGAGGCGATCTAAATGGCCGTCGCCCTTGACGCATGTCTCAATGCCACACATAGCGAAACACCGATTGCAACAGCGTATCGCTGATATCGAATACGAAGCCCAAAACCTTCGCCAACCACCAGGATGTAAGGTGGTATTTAAACCCTGGCGAAAGGCGCGGGTGAATATGAGACCAGACTTAGATCTCAGAAATGAGACCTACGATCAAGGTAAAGCCCAAGAACGCACTCCGGGGTGCTTCTCCAGCTCCGGACCCTGTAACCAGAGCATTAAGCGAGGTGCCAATGGCAGCACTACAGTGTGCTCTGGACTGGCGGGCCTTGATCTTTGTCGAGGAGACGCCGAAAGGCAATACAAGGGGGCCTAAAGCCCCACCCCCAACGGGATGATTATATTGAGTGTATTCGTATTAGATAAGAATAATAATCCTCTATTACCATGCGGCGAGAAGCGAGCCCGCCGATTGCTTGAGAAAGGGCAAGCTGTAGCCGTCCGAAGATCGCCCTTCGTGATCAAGCTGTTGAACTACGCACCGACGGGTGAAATGGCTTCTCTGAGGCTCAAGCTTGATCCAGGAAGCAAGACAACTGGTATGGCTCTTTTGGAGGGGGCTAAAGTCGTCTGGCTTGGGGAGCTACAGCACAGAACGAACATCAAGAGCAAACTGGACGACCGCCGATCTATCAGACGAACCAGGAGATCCAGGCACACTAGATATAGAGCAGCCCGGTTCGATAATAGATGTCGTCCTAAAGGATGGCTGGCCCCTAGCCTGGAAGCCAGGGTAAACCAGATATTAAATGTTATAGCCAGGATCAGGCGTTATGCTCCTATTGATTCCATCTCTATGGAGTTGGTAAAGTTCGATACCCAGAAGCTCCTGAACCCCGAGATATCCGGGGTGGAATACCAACAGGGGGAGTTGTTTGGCTATGAACTCCGGGCATACATACAAGAGAAGTTCAATCACAAGTGCGCCTACTGCGGCAAAGCGGATTATGATAACCACGGCTTGAGATATGAGATCGATCATATCCAACCGCGCTCAAAAGGCGGCTCCAACAAGGTCTCCAATCTGGTCTACTCATGTGAACCCTGCAACAAAGCCAAGGGCAACAAGAGCGCAAAAGAGTTCGGCCATCCCGAGGTTGTGAAGCTAGCCAAAGCCACACTCAAAGATGCCGCAGCAGTCAATTCAGTTCGGTGGAGGCTCTTCAACCAACTGAAAGAGACTGGTCTGGATATAGAGACAGGGACGGGCGGCAGAACCAAGTTCAATCGCTCTAAGTTGGGTCTGCCAAAGGCACATTGTATAGATGCTGCATGCGTTGGGGCGAGCACACCAGACACTATCACCGAGCTGCCCAAATACTTCGACACCTGGAAAGCAACGGGTCGGGGCAGCCGCCGGATTATGCAGTCCGATGCCTATGGATTCCCGAGACAATACCGCAGCCGTGCTAAGAGAGTAAACGGGTTTGCAACCGGAGACACGGTCCAGATAGGGCAAGGTAAGCACGCGGGTCAGCAAGGGCGGCTAGTGGCCAGAGTGAAAGGTCCCTACGTCACCCAGGCGGGCCAGAAGGGGCGACTCTCCTGCAGCTACAAGAGTTTGCAGCTAATTCAACGTGCTGATGGATGGGAATACGGCAAGCAGCCTTTAGGCAGCACGGCATAGCAATATCCCATCCCAACACCAAATTTTATTTTATTCAATAGAGGTGATACTATACATATTTCTCCTATAGTCATTCTCGATGGTCAAGACGTTTCAAGATATTTTATATCCTGTCACATGGAACAAACCGCTAACAGTAGCAAAGATCCCGGAAAATACGATCTCCTGTTAGCGAATCCTGGTGGCAGGTTCTTGGGATACTTTGCCCCCAAAACCGTTGAACAGCTCGACAAGGAGCAGATGGAATTACTGAATACTGAGGGTCCTGTTGATTTCCACTTAGCGCCTAAAAAGAAAGTGTCTTTGGAAGTCACTCTAAGCGGCCAAGGGTGTGAGAGTGGATCAAGGACGATTACGGTTTTTTCTGGTGAGATTCAAAAATCAGAAGCCGGTGAGACCCACCTGAAGATCGAAGGCTCATGCACTGAGGGAGGGATGACGTCCAGGATTAACCCCCGTATATGGGCCACGGGCACGCCCATCGTCCAGATTGTGAATGATCTTTTGGATGATTTTGGCGGCATCCCCCAATCCAAGCGGCACATCATGCCAGCGAAAAACACAACGGATGACGTTAACCCGACATTAGACAAAGCAATAGACTTCGATACCGCTCTTTATACCGTCTCCTGTTGGGCGGAATCAATCTACTATTTCGACGAATTTAACGATTTCTGGTTTGTGCCGGCCACCAACCTACGGGGTTTTTCCGATCTCACCGGCAGCATCCTTCGCAGCTCCGACGCCACCAACATGGTTGGCTACTGCAATCACGTCGATGTCTATGGTGGAGCACCAGAGGACCTATGGGAAGGCAAGACCCATAACCTGATTCATGCATGGGCCGAGCCGGATAACGACTGGGAGATCGAGTCTTACGGCTTGCTGAAAGCCCCCCCGGTCGTCCTGCCCAATGCAGACCTGGCGAAATGCCAGGAGGTAGCAGACAAGCTCCTGGAGTGGTACAGGCAGTACAAGGACGTCCCCGTTATCAAAGTCGTAGGCAAGGCCCCTGGTCTGCTGTCAAAGGTCGCTTACCGGCCATGGAACGGCCAGATGCCGCCCATCAGGTGTGACGGAGTAGAAGAAGCCGAGATGGGGGCTATCATGGGTCTGGTCACTAGGCGAGTAGTGGACATATCTGCAGAGGGCGGATTTGTGGCTACGCTTGATGTGACCACCAACTTCACTGGAGATGGTAAGATCCTGGGAGTTAACCGGCCAACCAGCGACGACAAGATTACCAATTTCTATTCCGAATGGCGGGATGCTATCGATAATGATCCTGCAGTGGTCAACAAGTATCCCGGAGTTGAGTTCGTTTGAAGACCGCTGTATTGCTCTCTGGCTACCGATATGTTGAGGCCATGAAGTCCGCGGAGGCCAAGGACTCCTCTATCAATTACCGCCGCTTGCAGGCAGACCGCTCTATCAGCCTGCTCTACAACCCCGCCACCGGAGACGGGAAGTTCTCGACCAAGCTGGCTGCCCGCGCCGAGCTGGCGAACGGCTACTATGAGGCATTTCCACAGATCGACTACGCCCAATCCCTGCAAGAGAACAACGCCAAACTGACTAAGTACGGCTGGCCGGAGCACAGAGGTATCTGATGGTATCTAACGTCCGTGATCGTAATATCGACAGCAGCCGACGGGAAGACTCCCGAAAGGGCCAGGTGGACCGTTGCGAGGTCGTCAACGTCCGGCCCCATGTTGCACCCTATCCCGACGACAAGGATTTCAATACGGTCGATGTCCAGCTGATCGACCGGCCCCGAGTGAACGGCAAGCCTCTCACTATCAAGTATGTCAAGCTCAACAGCTTGCAGCGCTATCATGGCCGGTTTCAGGGAGAGCCATGGAACGCCAGAATAGGGGATATGGTTTACATCTACTGGCTGGCAGAGAGGGAGGCTCTTGTCCTGGGGCTCTGCACATCCGTCGAGCAGGAGCCCGTCTGCAGGTCCCAGGCTGATGCACATCATCAGGAGTATGTCTTCAAGCTCTGCCCCTGGGAAGAGCCCAAGACGAACCAGGACGGCAACTATGTCGAGTTCCCCAACCCGAAGCACCCGGAATGCTACAAATGGTGGCCAAAGACCCGCGACTCCCTCCATATCTTCGACTGCCTGGAAGGACACAATACCCCCAGCTGTTGCGGCCAGGCATGCAACTCCCTTGATGACCACCAGTCCTCAACATGCTTCAAGAACTTTTCTGATATCAGCCCAACGACCATCGATCTCCCCCGAAGGTTCAAGTTCCTGCA